AGTTTTGGGGCGATGCCCCGGGGCGTAGAACCCCGGGGTCACAGCCGGCGTGCTAAGCCGGATCACGACTTAGCCTTCGGTGCCGGTGCGGGCGAGCTCCGGTGCCTGGCCCTTGAACTCGGCCGGTTCGGAGTTCGCCGCTGCTTGACCGTCGGCGATCTTGCGCATCGCCTCGGCGCGGTCGCGGTTGAACGACGTGATCGCGTCCTGCAAGTACCGGGCGAATTCGGCGTTGTCGACTTCTTTGCCTTCCGCTTCGGCCTTGGCGAGCGACTTGATCAGGCCCTTGGCGCGCGTGACGAGATCGAACGACGAGGAGATTTCCTTCTTGCTGCGGCCGTACTCGTACCACTTCACGCCGGTCGTGAGCGATGCCTCGTCGAACTGGTGCTCGTCGCGGAATTTCTTGTTCAGCTTGAAGCAGGCTTGCGCCTTTTCCCAGCGGAACGGGCCGTGATCCTCGAAGTAGTGCACGAGGGCCTGCCGGTCGGTGGCACGCCCGAGGGCGTCCATCAGCTTGTCCGCGAGCGTCACGTCGCCGTGGAAAAACGCGTGGCCGATGACGGAAACCGCGACGACTTGCACCTTGTCGCGGAGCGTACCAGCCGCCGTACCGATTTCAGCGATGGCGGAGACAATTTCCTTTTGCTGCATCATGGTGAGACCCCTTCGATTGAGTTCGGGAATAAGGGAATGTCGCGGATTGCGGCACTCCCCGATTCCCCCCTAGTGCGTGCTAGGCACTAGACGCCATGCGCGAGCCATCAAGTAGGCATCGCGTTTAGGCTATAAAACGGGGGAATCTCGCCTTTGTTCGCGTAACGTGGCGACCGAGTAACTGTCGCGCGACACGCGAGGAAAGATGGGCCGGCTATACGGGCGGACTGGTGCCACCCTTCGACGGTGTAGCCTCTAGCGCGCGCCAGTAGCCGAACGTGTTACCGCCCAACGCTACCAACCTCGCGCAGTCGTGCTACCCGCGCCCGATCTTCCACCAGCCTAGTTTTCCCCCATTACAGGGGCGCTGGCCTAACACGCTGATTCGCCGCGTGATCTACGCTAGACGCCCTTCGATCTAGCTTGGGGGGCGTCGCCTCACTTGTGGCGGGGCGGCAAGGGGGGAGGGGGATGGGCCAATGGCCACCCCCAGGGGGCCGGGGCCTTACCTGTTGCGTGTGATGCGGGCCCTGGAAACCGGCCTTGTACATCTATGTACCCAACCGAGGGCCCACAATCCCCGTTGACTTCATCACCGCATCATGCTTACCTGTCAACATGTGCCACGCTGTCTAACCCCAAAAGGACTCTGACTTGGCGACCATCACCCCCACAATCACCTGGCTCCAGGGCGACGCGTACTCCTCGAACTGCGCGCTCGTGACGTGGGGTCCGGTAACCGAATCCGACACCTGCAACCCCGCGAACATGGGCGACTTCTCTGATCGCTCCGTGCAAATCGCCGGCACCTTCGGCGCCGCCACCGTGGTAATGCAGGGCTCGAACGACGGCACCAACTACGCCCCCATCACCGACCCCCAGGGCAACAGCATCAGCAAGACCTCAGCTGCCATCGAGGCCATGACCGAGCTGTGCCGCTACGTGAAACCCACGTTCTCTGGCGGAACCGGCCAGAGCGTCACCGTCACCATGATGTGCAAGAGGGCCGTGCGATGAACCAACCGAGCGTGCGCGAGGCAGCTGATGCTGCCCAGTCCCTGAACCGGCTCTTCCGTGGTGTCGCCATCGTGGGCGAGCTGCTCGAGCGGGTCGCGGGCATCGAGAACCTGGAATCCGAGGCGAAAGCCCGTGCCGATGCTGCCGTTGCCGCGGCCGCGGCCGCCGAGGAGAACCTGAACCACCTCAACCAGACGGTTTCCGACATCGAGCAGTCCAACGCGGCGCGCATCGCCGACGCCCAGGCCACAGCCGACTCGATCGTGCGGACAGCCCAGGACAAAGCCTCCGTGCAGCTCTCGGAAGCCCGCCGCCGGTCCGAGGAGATCATCGAGCAGGCGAACGTCATCGCTGGCCAGATCGAGGTGCAGGCCCAGGCCACCTACGGTGCCGAGAACGCGAAGCTCGAAGAACTGCGCGTGCAGATCGATGCTGCCACCGCCGAGCTTGCGACCCTGCAGGCCCAGGTTGCCGATGCCGAAGCCAAGCGCGCAAAGATCCTTGAGGCTGCCCAGGCAATCCTGAACAAGTAGCCACCCGTGCCGGCCACTGTATCGCACGCGCTGTCAGCGACGACGCCGGATGATCCGTCGTATGAGATCCGTCCCAGCCACTGGAACAGCGCGCATGCGATAACCCTCAACGCGGTTGGCTCCGAGATCTCGGGGGCGTTCAGCAACGCCGCTGGTGGGGTGACGTTCGGGCTGGAGACAAACGGGAAAGTCACTGCTTCCGCCCCCGCGGGTGGGGGTGGGCTGACCAACGTCAATGTCTCTGCCGGGACGACGAGTAACAACCTCTCGAACCTGGTATTCAGCAACGGCAACGGCGTCTCGTTCGGGCTCAATGGCTCCACCGTTACCGCCACCGTCGCTACCAACTACTTGACGACGGCCCGGGCCAGCAACGATGCCGTGGGCCTGAATTCCGCCCTTACGGCAGGTCCGCTCTCGTGGACGGTCAACTCATCGGGCTTAAGCCTCAACGCTGGCGGGGTCGCAGGGACAAGTTCCGGCTTCAGCGGTAACCTCGTTAGCGGGTCCGTCACGCTCAACACCGCAGGCCTGGCGTTGAGTCTTAACCATCCGGCGTGGCTGACGACGGCGATGGCATCAAATGCCGCGACGATCAGCGCGGTCAACCTTTCCGCGGGCACGACGAGCAACAACCTGTCCGCCTTCGTCTTTAGCAACGCGAACGGCATCGGCTTCGGCCTGAATGGCTCGACGGTCACCGCGTCCTACACGCAATCGACGCACCCACACATGGCCGTCAGTGCTGGCACCAACAGCCAGAACACCGGCACGGTGAGCTTCAGCAATGCGAGCGGCGTCTCGTTTGGCATGGACACGAACGGAGTCGTCACGGCAACCGTGGCGACGAACTACCTCACCACGGCGCGAGCGAGCACAGACGCAATCGGCCTAAATACGGCGCTTACTGCTGGCCCCCTATCATGGACAGTGAATTCGTCTGGATTAAGCCTAAACGCCGGCGGCGTGGCTGGCACGAGCACTGGCTTTTCCGGGAACCAGATCAGCGGATCGGCAACGCTGAACACGGCGGGCCTCGCACTTAGCCTAAATCATCCCGCATGGCTTACCACGGCCATGGCGTCCAATGCGGCCACCATCAGCAACGTCAACTTGTCCGCCGGAACGACCAGCGCCAACCTCTCGAATTTCGTCTTTAGCAACGCGAACGGGGTCAGTTTCGGCTTGAATGGATCTACCGTCACCGCGACGGTTGCCACCAACTATCAGAGCCAGGGTGCGTACCTGACGACGGCACGCGCATCTAACGATGCGATCGGCCTGAACACTGCGGTCACCGCCGGCCCGCTGGCATTTACGATCAACTCCTCGGGGTTCAGCCTCAACGCCAGCAGCGCGGCGGGGACGACGTCGGGATTTAGCGGTAACTCGATCAGCGGTTCGATGACCCACAACACGGCCGGACTCGCGCTCAGTCTGAATCACCCGGCGTGGCTTACGACCGCCATGGCATCGAACGCGGTGACCATCAGTAACGTGAACCTATCGGCGGGAACCACAAGCAACAACCTGTCGAACTTCGTTTTTAGCAACGCCAATGGCGTTTCGTTTGGCCTGAACGGGTCTACCGTCACGGCATCTGCAAACGCGGGAGCCGTCAACCAGACCGGCCCCAATATCGGTATTTCGAACCTCGGCAATACGGCGGGCTCGACAGGGACGGTCAGTACCGGAAACGTGGTGCTGGTGGGTTCCCAAGGTATCCAGTTGTCGCAGTCGACCGGAGCTGCAGGATCCAACGCAACAATCTCAGCCCTGATGTTGGAAATGTCGGCGTTCGAGCCGCAACCGCCAACAAATACCGGCTTTTCGTCGCTCGGTCAGAACAGCATCCACTTCGCGCCGTTCATCCTGGCGAATCCCGTTGCGTTAAGTCGCCTGAACCTGTTTGCCTCTTGCAACATGGCAAGCGGCGCTACGGCCAGCGAGGCGGTTAGTGCCAGCCTGTCCTTCGCGCTTTATGGCCGTGACCCGGCGGCGACGAACCGCATTACGCGCATCACGTCGGGAAGTGCGTCTGGCTATCAGTCCGCCAATTCCAATACCTCGGCGGCGATCGTCTGGGCGGCTGGCACCAATACGATCAGCCAGTCAAGCACCAACGGCATCAACCTTACGGGCGGGTTCACGGGGCAGAAGATCGCCACTGTCCCACTGACGACCACGCTTACCCAGGGCGAGTACTGGGCCGCGGTTGGCATGAGCACCAATAGCGCCGGCAGCGCTGCGGCGGGTTCGTATTCAATGTTGTTCAACTCCGGTGGCATGACGAACGCCAGCTTCGGCTACATGGGCCTGCCGGCGACAAACAGCAGCACCTACGCCACGGCAGGCCTGCTGCAGGGCGTCGGGACGTACTCGGCCACCTCGGGCGCCTTCCCGGCCAGTGTGTCGCTGTCAGAAATCAACAACCGCAGCAACGTGCGGCCCTATTTCAACCTGATGAACTACGCCACGGGCTAAAGAACATGGCCGATTCGCTCACAGCGGTCAACGCGGTACTCGCAGGCGTGCATCCGTCCCTTGATGTCAATGGCGGTATCACGCAACTCACCATTGACATCGCCCTCGCCTATGTTGACGGCGCCGGACAGCCCGCGGCCGGGAGAACGGTGAGTTTTGATGCCTGGCAGGTACTTAGCGACGCTCAGAAAGCGAACATGCAAGACATTCAGAACACCATCCAAACCCACATTGCCGGGACGTATTTCGGGTGAAACCGCAACTCGTTGAGGTGGGCCGTCACAACGCTGATCTGGCGAAATCTTCCGCGCGCATTGTTCAGGGCGCGACATGGAAAAAGCAGCGCGTGGTAATGCTGATCCCTGCCGGCGCCATGATCCCGACCAAGGTGTACCTCTCGCATTGCGGGTTGATTTTCCCACCCAACCAGGCGGCGCACCGCATGGCTGCCATCGGCATGGAAGTGGGGGAAGCGTTCTCGAACTCGATCGCAGAGATTGTCAGCCACCCTGATTTGGGGCAGTGGGAATACTTGCTCACCATCGAACACGACAACATCCCACCGGCTGATGGGCTGCTGAGCCTCATCAGGCGCATGGAGGCGCATCCGGAGTTCGCCTGCATCGGTGGCCTGTACTGGACCAAGGGTGAAGGCGGCGTACCCCAGATCTGGGGTGATCCGAAGGACCCCGTGCTCAATTTCCGGCCGCAGCCGCCAGTTCCCGGGCAGCTCGTCGAGTGTTGCGGCACCGGCATGGGCTTCAACCTGTGGCGCATGAGCATGTTCCGCGACCAGAGGCTTCGCCGGCCGTGGTTCAAGACTCAGGCGGGCGCGGATGGGGTGGGGACACAGGACCTGTACTTCTGGTCCGACGCGAGGAAGTACGGGTACCGGTGCGCGATCGACTGCGGCGTGCTGGTGGGGCATTACGACGTCAACACGGATACAACCTGGTGAGAACAAAAAAGAAACCGGTAACGCTGGTAAAGCTTGATCTGGGATGCGGGGGAAATAAGCGCGAGGGGTTCATCGGCGTCGACTGCCGTCAGTTCGACGGAAAGGTCGACAAGATCGCCGACCTGCGCAAACCCTGGCCTTGGAAAGACGGCTCGGTGGAGGAGGTGCACTGCTCACACTTCATCGAGCACCTCACGTGGCCTGAGCGCGTGCACTTCTTCAACGAGCTGTACCGGGTCTTAATCCCCGGCGGCAAGTGCCAGCTGATCCTTCCGCACTGGGCGAGCTCCCGGTACTACGGCGACCCCACGCATAAGGAGCCGTTCAGCGAGTTTGCCTTCTATTACCTGGACCGCGAGTGGCGCAAAGGGAATGCCCCGCACGTGGACTACACCTGTGACTTCGCAGTGACCTGGGGTTATTCGATGCACCCGGCCATTCAGTCACGCAACCCCGAGTTTCAGCAGCACGCGATGACCTGGTTCAAGGAAGCCTGCCAGGACATTATCGCCTCATTGGTGAAGAAATGAGCTTCCAGGGCGGCGGTGCGTTCCAGGTGGTTGCGTTCCAGGTGACGGGGATCATCGGGGTGGTGTCCGAGTGGTTGCAGAAGGCTCGTCGGCGTCGAATGCGTTAACATGTAAGCACATGAGCGAGCGCACATACACTAAGGCCGACCTCCTCGACCCGAAACGCCGGCCGGAAGAGACCCTCGAGCAGTACCGCCTGCGCCGCGCGACGGGCAACGCAACACTGAAGCTGGTGCTCCGCGGCAGACCAGCGCAACCCAGGAGAACCTGATGGCCAAGAAGTCCCCCGGCAAGATGCCCGGCAAGGGCGGCAAGCGCCCCTGCTGAGTTTGGCGTGCGCGGTGGAACAGTCACCGCTGATCGAGATCCCCAGTGAAGACAAGGACGGATCTTGGGGTTCTATTGACCTGCGGCTCGAGCACGGACTCGTCATCGTCATCCCCCTCTTCGGACCCGACCACCACGTTGGAGCCGACTGCTGGTGCCATCCCGAGTGGGACAGTGACGGAGTCCTCATCCACAACGCTTTCCACTAGGGTCGACCACAAACACCGCATGCGCACAATGCGCCACATCCGCGCCTGGAGGCACCGACCACGATGAGCGACCAGGTAGAGCTCGAACCGGTTTCACCGGCAGCGTCAGCTGCGATCCGCGTGGCGCCCGCCCTGGTCACTGCAGTCCAGGAGGATCCCGATGCACTTACGAAACTCACCCGGGGGCAGCTCCTGCTGGTGCAGGACCGTATGGTGCGCAAGGTACTCAGTGACCCGGACGCCTCAGCGACGGCCCTTGCGGTGGTTCACGAGCGGTTGTCGAAGAATGCGCGCCTGGAGCCGGAGAAGGGTGCCGAGAACCGGGGGACAGGGTTCTCAGTTGTGATAAACCTTGGCGAGGTTCCGCAGTCTAAGGTGATCGACATTAAGGCGGAACCGCACGTTGAGTAAGCAGGATTGTGATCGGCGGTACTACGAGCGCAACAAGGAGCGCATAAAAGCGCGGGCTACCGCGTACTACCACGCAACCAAAGAGACTCGCCTGGCGAAGCAGAAAGAGCGCTACAGCAAAAAGCGAGATGAGATTCGCAGTGTAAACAAAGAGTGGGCAAACAAGAACCGGAACAAGATGACTGGGTATCACCTGGCGTACGTCAAACGTAACCGCTCCAAGTGGACGGCGCAATGCGCGGATTACAGGGCACGGAAGCGGCACGCAACCCCAGTTTGGGCTAACGAGTTCTTCATTGCAGAGGCTTATGCTCTAGCCGCTATCCGTACAGAAGTGACCGGCGTCCGGTGGGAAGTTGACCATGTCGTACCGCTGCGGTCGTCAGTTGTTTGCGGCTTGCACTCCCACACAAACATACAAGTAATACCACGGCCGGTGAACCGGCGAAAAAGCAACAAGATCTGGCCGGGTATGCCGTGAGCATTCTTCAATACACACCGCCGGCTTCGCTACGACAGTTTCTTGTGTCGGACAAGTTCATCAACCTCGCGGTTGGGCCAGTTGGGTCGACCAAGACTACCGCGTCGCTGGTGAAGATCGCGTACGAAGCTAAGCGCATTGCTCCCTGCAGGGATGGTATTCGGCGCTCGCGTGCCATCTGGATCAGGCAGTCGCGCGAACAGCTTCGGGATACATCTATTCCTGATTTTCTTCGGTGGTACCCAGATGGCGTGGCGGGGATCTACTACAAGTCTGAGTATCGTTTTGTGCTTCGTTTCGATGATGTCGAGGTCGACGTTCTTTTTAGAGGTCTCGATGACGCTGCTGACGTCCGAAGGCTGCTGAGCTTGCAGGCAACATTTGGGATCGCTGATGAGTTCCGCGAGCTCAACATGGATGTGTTCAACGCGCTCCAAGCGCGCCTTGGTCGGTACCCGTCCAAAGCAGACAACGGTGTTGGGTGCTACGACGAGCACGGAAATTACGTTGCAAAATTCTGGGCTGTAACAAACCCACCCGATTACGATACTGATTGGGAGCGGTATCTGTCTGAGCCGCCAGAGAACGCTTTTGTTCTCATACAGCCGTCTGCGCTGTCAGCCGAAGCTGATTGGCTGCAGTACCTTCCTGATGGTTACTACGAAAACCTAGCCGAAGGAAAAAGCGAATCGTGGATCGATGTTTACATCCACGCCAAGTTCGGCAAGAGCCTCTCCGGGCAGCCGGTGTTCCGGGCGTTCCACCGCGACCTTCACGTCGCGAGCAGCAGCCTCCGGCCCAACGGGGCTTCGAACAACCCCCTCATCATCGGCATGGACTGCGGCTTGAACCCGTCCGCGGTGCTGGGGCAGATCGGGTACGACGGCCGGCTCCTGGTGTTCGACGCGCTGACCGGGCACACCACCGGCATGGGGGCGCTGCGGTTTGCAAGGGAAAAGTTAAAGCCCCTTCTGGCCTCCAAGTACCCTGGTATGTCATGTGTCGTGGTGATCGACCCGGCGGGGTTCACGCGCGCCCAGACCGACGAGCGCACGGTGGCGGACATCCTGCGGGCGGAGGGGTTCAGGGTGGTGCGTGGCCGCTCCAACGACCCGGTGCTGCGAATTGCCTCGGTGGACAACTTCCTCACCCGGATGGTGGACGGGAAACCCATCCTGCAGATCGATGCTGCCGCGGATCTCCTGGTGCGCGCCATGGCGGGGAAGTACCGCTACAAGATCAAGAAGGACGGCGAGCAGGAAGACTCCCCGGAAAAGAGCCACCCGTGGTCGGACATCGCTGATGCGTTCCAGTACCTGTGTATGCACGCGGACGGCGGCGCGGCGATCGGTGGCGGGATGCAGGCCATGGCCGTGAAACGCGAGATCAAGAAATCACCATACTCTTGGGCGGTCTAATTCTGTTGACAGGTAAGCACATGGCACGTATTACGTCGACCTCATGGCAGTGACAGGTGGGCTTCCTGTACCCGGGATGCCAGCTCTAGGGCTGGCAGGGGGGATTGTCCCCGTCATGTCCGCCTCGGCGATGATCGCCGAAGAGAAGGCGCAGGCCGACCTTTCGCAGCAGCAGCCCGTCATCCAGGGGCTCGCGGGGCACGTCAAGCAGTGCTTCACCTCCGCGTGGACCGCCAAGCAGCAGACCGTCCACCAGCGCCTGCTCCAGTGCGTGCGCCAGCGCCGTGGCGAGTACGACCCCGAAGTCCTGGCCGAGATCGCCAAGAGCGGCGGGTCTTCGATCTACATGATGCTCACGTCCAACAAGTGCCGGGCGGCCGCGTCGTGGATCAAGGATGTGATGTTCGGCACCAAGGACCAGTCGCCGTGGGACATCTCCCCGACGTCGGAGCCGGACCTTTCGCCCGCGGACGTGCAGGAAGTCATCCAGCGCGCGACCCAGGAAGCCATCCAGTTCGAGATGCAGGTCGGTCAGCCGGTGGTGACGCCGCAGCAGATGAAGGATGTTGTACGGAAAGCTGCTGACGAGAAGCTCACGGAACTTCGCGAGCGCGCGACCGAGATGATGGACCGCATGCGGTCCAAGATGGAGGACCAGCTCCAGGAAGGCACGTTCTACGAGGCGCTCGACTCGTTTGTCGACGACCTGGTGACGTTCCCGTACGCCATCATCAAGGGTCCGGTGCCGCGCAAGCGCAAGAAGCTGCAGTGGGTGCCGAGCAAGAAGTCTCCCGGTGGATACGACCCGGACATCAAGGACGTGATCCAGCTCGAGTGGGAGCGGGTTGACCCGTTCAATGCTTACTGGGCGGCGCACGCCACCGACATCGACGACGGGTATTTCATCGAACGCCACCAGCTCTCGCGCAGCGACCTCGAGTCAATGGAGGGGGTGGAGGGCTACGACGACGGCGCCATTCGGTCGGTGCTGGACGAGTACGGCCGCGGCGGCCTGGTGAGCTGGCTGATGATGGACGACGCCCAGCGCCTGCAGGTGCAGGGGAAATCGATCTCGGCGGCGATGAGCGACATCGAGA